ATGGGAATCCCCATTGGCTGAAAAGCCATTTCACGATTCTTGGGTTGCATTCAAGCCGATTAACCCAGCAGAGTATTACAGGTTTACGCACGTTAATGCTTGGAAGGGATAAGGGATGAATTACACGTTAATTGCTATTTTGATACTTGTTTTAACCTTGGTGATGGCCTCGTTAAGCGGTTGCTCGAGGCAACCGCAAGACCCCGATGTGCCTAAGGCGTTAGCAACCCTTGAGGCAACAAGCAAGGCTATAGATAAAGATATCGCACGTCTTGCTTTATTAAAGCAAGAGCTAGAACACGCTAAAAACGTCCCTAATGCTCGTGTTATTTTAGCGACAGTAGAGGATGTAAAAAAGCAGGGAAAGCAATACCACCCTACCTTTCAAGGCATGTTACCCGACACACTGGTGGGTACGGTGGTAGAACCGTTAAAACCAGTGTCGTTAAAACTGCACGAAGAAGCACGCAAGCCCGACACGTTATCAAGCAAGAAGTAACAAACGTTGCGTTGCGTCACGGAATTGACCCTAGGTTGTTTCATCGCCTAGTGCGTCAAGAGAGCGGATACAACCCTAGAGTAACTAGCAAGGTAGGAGCTTATGGCTTAGGGCAGTTAATGGATGAAGCGGTGACACATTTAGGTGGCGACACGGAAAGAGCAAAGACAGATTGGAGGTATAACTTGCAACTATCCGCCCGTTATTTACGTTGGTGTTTGAGGCAAACAGGCGATACAAACACTGCTTTAATGGCGTATAACTGGGGCATTGGCAACGTACGCAAGTGGCAACGTGGGGAGGCAACTCCCCCATCCGAAACCGTTAATTATGTGAAGAATGTAGGAGATTAGATTGTGTTAAAAAAGTTAGTTGAAGAAACGATTATTAAATTATTATCCACTGATGATTCAATCAGCACCCAAGATGCAGACCCTACTATGGCTTTTTATCAGTCTATGGTAGGAAAATATGTCATAGTTCGCGACCGCAACGAAGGCATCAACTTTGGGAAATTGCACACCGTTTGTAAGGACGGAGTCATTTTGGAAGATGCTCAACGCATTTTTAGAATTGTCAGCAACGACAAAAAACTTTCTTGGTATGAAGGGGTCGCTAAAAGCGGCCTCTGCCCTGAAAACAGTAAAATCAGTGGGAAAGTTGAGAAGAAACTAATTATCGCTGAGAACTTTTCAATCACATTAGTGAGTGAGTCAGCATCAGAACAGATTTTAGGAGTCGCTCCAAATGCCACCACACTTTAGTATTTTGGATATTTGGCAATCGTTAGGCCAACCTATGCCAAGTGTTGTAACAAACGGCTATGGCTCTGGCTCTGGCTATGGTTCAGGCGATGGTTCAGGCTATGGCTATGGTTCAGGCTATGGCTCTGGCGATGGCTATGGCTCTGGCGATGGCGATGGCGATGGCTATGGCTCTGGCTATGGCGATGGCTATGGTTATGGCTATGGCGATGGCTATGGTTATGGCTATGGCGATGGCTATGGCGATGGCTCTGGCTATGGTTATGGCGATGGTGAAGGTTAAGAATGTAAGCGGGTAACTAAAAAAAGCCCCTCTGCTAAAAAGCAGGGGGGTTTTTGCTTTTGGAAAATAGGAGAAAGGAAAGCTATTGTTGTGCATACCAACGTATCTTACCACGGATGAACTCGCCCACTTCATGAGGCTTCAATTTATCCACCGCGGGGCTATAGACAAGCCGTGAAATATCAGGCTTGCCAAAGGAGGAGGTACGGGGGTTTCGTACGCCAAACTCATAATGAGTGTACACCGTTTCGGGGGTAATATCAATGTTATACCGCTTACAGAGTTCGGCTACGAGCTTGAACGTGGCCTCCATGGATACGGCGGTAATGGTTTCACCACGGCCAGCGACGGCTACCCCTATGGTGTTGCTATTGCCCCCTCCACAGTGTTGTGCGTAGGCTTTACGAGCTAGGGGGGCAATGTTAGCCTCGGGCTTGTGAACGCCCTCTACGATGTTGCCAGTGGCCTCTACGATGAAGTGATAGTGTTGACGCTCCACGGCGTTAGCCCTAGCCCCTCCAGCCGTCCAGTGGATGCAGATGCGTTTAAGTGCGTTCATAATACCTCCTTGCAAAATGGGCTAATCCAAATCGCTTCTTGTTTACGTTTTGCTTGAGCTTCTGCCGTCAAGCTATAGCCCTTGTTGGCTTTCCACGTTTCTTTTCGCCAGCCTAAAGCAAGCAAGTTGTCGTGTTCCTCTTCTACCCCACAAAGAATAATCCGTAAGTCAGGGTTGGTCCCATTCTTAACACACCACGCATTAACTTGCTCAGCCACACCTAGGCTTACATCCCCTGTTCCGTATTGATACGCCCCTTCCGTGTAAGGCGGGTCTAGGAAGACACCAGTCACACCGTGCTTAGTCGTCACACTTGAGCTTGCCACAAGGCGTTTCCAGTCACCGCACGCTACTCGAACGTGTCTCATGCGGTCTTGTAACTCTCGCAACCATTGCGTGATAAACTCGGTGCGTGCCTCTGTGACACCCGTTCCTCTATTCCCTAGGTGAGGGAGTTGTTTGTTCACACCCGTTCCTTTATCCCCTAGGTGAGGTAGTTTCCTATTAACACCCGTTCCTTTGTTGCCTAGGTGAGGGAGTTTGCGTCTAACAGCTTGCACGCTCGTACCTATCTTCACGAACTTCCCATCAACAACATTCCAGCAACCTTTGCCACTACACCAACCGCTCCCTATCCAAACGCACGCACCCCACGCCCAGTAGCCAGCGTATCGAGCATCGTAGTATTCAGGGTCGGCAATCAATGCGTGTTCTAAGGTTTCTTTGGCGTTCACCAAGCATACATGCCGTGCGTGTAGGTCAATCTCATTCACTGGGTTATCAGCGTATTTAGCCACCGTGTCGGGGTCTGCTTTGATTGCCCGCCAAAAGTTGGCGACATGACAATCCGCATCATTCACACTAAACACCAACTCTAACGGAGTCGGACACTGCAACAACACCGCACCGCTACCAAAGAACGGCTCGTTGTAATGCTTCACGTCATGGAACAATTCCCACACACGAGAAGCTATCTTAGACTTTCCCCCGAAGTAAGGGAACGGTGCTTTTAATTCACTCATAATTGCTCCGTATGCTCGACAAGGTAATTGTATAAATCTTCCACACTAGCAAGGTTGTAGCTACTGCCGTCTGGGTGGATTACGAGTTGATTATCACTAGGTGCCTCATATAACCACCAGTCTATCCAGTCTCGTTGCTCCTGGCTAAACACAACGGCTTCTAGTGGGTGTTTAGGTTGATTCTCAAGCAAGGTGAGAATATCTACGCCTAGCTTCAATAAAGCTTCGTAAACGTCATTATTAGCAGTTTGCTTGTAATTGATGTACTCTTTAAATTGCTCCAAGGTTATTTTCACTACAGTAAATCCTCCATCGTATCAATCAAACTAGCATAGGCGTGTTCTGTATCGGCTTCTAAATGAACCACCGTTTGCTTGTAAAACAGTACCTGCACCAAGATTTCAAAATAAAAAGCAACGATACTCAGGTGAAAAATACAAAGCCGTTTTAATAAATCCACAGTTAGCTCCTCCTTTTCTTTCTTAATTATAACATACCCCCCTTGCCAACTGCTAGATGTTGTGCTATTGTATTTAAAAAGCCTCTTCGTGAACACTCTTCGCTTACACACGTTGAGCTGCTGGATTATGAGTAATGTAGGTGTTTGGCTCATATTCCTTCATACCTTTGTAGCTCAGCCTGGTAGAGCAGTATCAATCCCTTTAATGCGGTGATACAGGTCGTCGGTTCAAATCCCTCTAAAGGCCATATAATCCCCCTTAACCTTTTTTTTGGTTAAGGGGGGTTATAGTATGTAAAAAAATACCCCCTAGTTTCTTCCGTCTAGGGGGGGGCTGTAGTATTAAATTATTATCTCTGTTATCGTGTATTCTGATGCAAACGCTTGTGTGTGTTTCACTTATTGTAATCACTTTTAATTAAATTGTCAATTTTGCTTTCTAGCTTAACAATATCTGCTCGCATTGCGTAAAGCTGTTCGGCTGTAGAAAGCTTGTGTTGCACTAAGCCATCGGTTAGGTTGTCTAGCCGCTGGTTAGTACCGTCTAGCTTACCCAGTAGAGGCTTCCCCATGTAGTGGTAGGCAAACCACAAAGCACCCACAAAGGTAATGAGCAAAGGGAAGTCTTTAATGTATGGCAATAGTTGTATGAAATCCATGGTGTTTTTCTATCGTGTCTGATAATATCTAAATGTTCGTTATTTAAGAATGCCCCTCAAAAAAAGGGGGGTATGTTTAGTACCCCCTAAAGGGAGGAATTAGTTACACTTTTATCAATTTTAACGCTTTGATGAGAGCTTGAATAGCTAAGTCATCAAAAGGGTTCTTTGTGTCTTTGGCAATCGCTTCACCGTGGGTTTCAAGAACAAAGATAACTGCTGAAATAAGAATCTTCCAGTACATAGTTGCGGTCCTTTCTAGGGCACCTCGTTCACTTTGCTGACGAGATAATCGACTTCTTGTTGAGATACGCCCTCAACGGCTCGTAATGCTTCAAGGGCATCAAGTAGCTTGGCTTTATTCAGTGGGTTGTTATCAGCACCCCACCATTGAAACAAGGTGCGTAACAACGTAATTTGAGTCGCCCACGTCATGAGCCATTCAACAGGTTTAGCACCAGCCCATGCTTCAAGCTCGGCAAGAACACTTAACGGCGTTGGTGGTGGCGTAGGCACTTCTTGGCTCCAGCCTTCAAGGCTTTCCACGAATAGCTCGCCTTCGTTGACTTCCATATCAGCGGTGGCCGCTCTAAATCCTGTGTAGGTGTTGGGGGCTTGCCCTAACGTAACAATGTAGCCCATAATTAGATGACTCCTTTGTAATAAAAGATATACCCTAAAGTAGTGACTATGCAAGTACAAGCCGCTGCACCGCCACCGCTGGCATCGTTACGAAGTCTAAACTGCCGTGTTCCGTCATATAAATCAATTTCAAACTCCGATTCAGCCACCCATGGTTGTGCGGATAAAACAATCCAGTTGTTAGCAGTACCAGCATCTGTAGAAAGCCTAGACCATGTGCTTTGAGTACCTGTATCTTGCCATACGTTCGCAATTAACTTAGCATTCAATCCATTGCAAATAGGAGGTACACTGCTACTAGCATCCACAACATAAGGTGTCGCCGAACCTATCCCTGGTGTGTTAAAAATAATCCCATCGGCTCGGCTAGTTGTCCATTCGCACCGCAACGATTGGCCGTCATCGTAAAAGCGAAACGGTTGAATCGTGGCTCCACCTGAAGCAGTTTTAATTTGGTACTGCAACAACCGCCGAATGGTAAACCCACTTGGCATCGTTGGGCTGGTTGAGCTAGTAGAGGCTAGATAGCCTGTAGCCCCTGTGGTTGGATTTAGTATGGCATGGATATAATACCATGTATTGCTTGCAATTGTACCAGTGTCTAAGCCGTTCAACCCAATCGTTCCAAAGTTCACAACCGTGGCGTTGGCAATGGTGATGCGTGTGCTACGAGCAGAATCGGCACAATCCAAGCCAGCCCCCATCGTTATTGAAGTAGTGCTTGTATATGTTGGCACGGCTCCACGAATGGAGTCGCCTAAAGCATATTGTCTATCTGATAGTTGTCTCCATGCCCCCCATGTTCCAGCTGTTTCTTGACGCACCCACACGTCACCAGCAACGGCGGTGTTTACGGCTGTTTGAGTTGAACTTGTGGTGTTGTTTCCAGCCAGGGTAGTGACTGTGTACACGCCTGTAGCAGTGGGTTTGTTTGCCGTAGCATCGTTAGCCACTACATGCCCAGCCGTGGCAATGGCGTTTAAATCTGCTACAGGGGTGAGGGATGTAACACCTAGCCCTAAATTAGTCAAAATAGGCGTGCCAGTAAAGTTAGGATTACCACTAAAAGTAGTAACTTCTAGTTGATTAAAAATAACTATGCCTGCCACATTTTGAGTAGTCGCACTATCCTTGTTTAGCTTTGTATCAGTGGATGTTTTAATAGCATTGAAATTGTCTTTTAAATGGTAACTATACACATTTAAACCACTGTTTATTTCGGCACTGTGTAACGGATTATACTCTGCCATCATCGGTTAGCACCTCCAATAATTCCATTGTGCCTTGTGTCTTGGCAAAACGCAAGCCCATTTTAATAACCCATTCCTGTTCCGTCATTTTGTTGATACACGCCTCCGCTTGCCCCCCCACCGTTTTGAGTTGTGAGGCCACCAATAAGTGCTGAAAGGTTTGGAGTTCCCTCTGAAACACCTCCGAGCTGATCAAACGGGGCAACTGGGTTTTGTTGAAGCATTCCTTGATTGTCATCTTGTCCATCATCTAAACCTTTCATTAGCGACTCTTGAAACTCCGCCACACCTTCGCCCATGGTCTGCAATACCAAAGGAGTTAAATCCACATATTGTTCGCTTGCTTTTTGTGCCAAGGCTTGTAAAAACGCTTGCTGTAACGATGCGTTTAACTGATTAAAGATGACTTGCGTATCATCCATGAATAAATCATCCACCGCAAAACCGCCATCTTTCAATAATTGCTTTGCAAGTTCCTCAAAATTAACATTGCGTCCCGAGGGTAAAGAAGCAATCAGTTGAAGCATTTGAATCTTCTGTTGTAGCAAATTAGCCTCTGCTTGCTTGCTTTTGTTGTCGGTCACAATAAAATCCCAAGACTCGTAAAAATCATCAGGGTAAATCGTCTCTTCTTTTTTCCCTGTTTTCCCAAGCACTTCCACAGTTTTCTCTTCAGCAAAATAACAAGCAATCGTATGGCTCAACGCTTCCACTAAAGGCAACTTAAACAAATTGTTAAAGCGGTCAATCTGCACATCCATATCGATATTAGCGGCCATTGCCAAGCCTTGAAACTCTGTAGCGGTTTGAGAAGCGTCTGTTGTACTAACATCCCCTGTAATTTGACGCACTGCCCCCGATACCCCTTGAAGGTTTCTTTCAAGCAATGGAAGCACACTCAACGCCCCATCAGGGTTAATATCAATGCGTTGGGGTTTAAAATCACCTAGCACATCAGGATTCATAGGGATGAACGCACCTGGCTTCATTTTCACGTCTTGTTCTAGCGTTCCAGCAGGTACTAAATACGCAGGACGAATGACATACTCCATCGAGCCTAACGCCGTTGCGTTGAAATGATTGTACCCCTTTAAAAGCCCACTGTTTTCATAAAGAATACCGCCCTCGCCCCAGCCGTCATCACTGTTGCGAACCGTGTACAAATGAACAGGGTTAGTAAAATATGGATTCTTTTGTGCCTTAACTAAGACCTCATTCCCTACCATGACAAATTGCATATCATGGTACCATTGCCCATCCGCTTTTATTGAGCCGTAGCATTCTTGCACTAAAATCTTTCCATCTTTGTAAATAGGTTTTTCGTATCTAACCCCTTGATTGAACCCACGAAACGCCTCGCTTTTTGCATTTTCTGCACGCTCAAAAAAGCGTGTTAGTTTTTCCGTGCAATCAGGATAGGCTTTAAGTAAAGCAGATTCTGACAAATACGAAACAACCACTTTAAACGCATCGCAAAATTCGTTTTCAGCCGTATCAAAGTAAAAATCATAAGGACGTATGCACCGAATGCCAGCAGTTCGAGATTCTACCGCCTCCTCAATAATCACTGTTCCATCTTGAAGTGCTTTACGATACCGTTTTGTTTTTTCTTTAAACTCAATTAACGCTACACCAGCCCCATACTTTAATCCATCTTGAATTACTTTTTGTAGCTCGTTTTTGAAATCAGTTGTTAAGATTTTCTCTTTTAAATAGGCTTCAAAAATCTTTTCTCGCTCACGAGTTGCTTTTGTTTTTCCTACAATCCCGAAAATGGTCGTAGGGTTAGATACTGCCCGAGAGTATATTTGGTTTTGGATGTTGCGTGCCACTTGCCGAGCCAAAGGGACATAGCGATAATCAGCCAAAGGAACAACACGTCCAGTATCTTGAGTATCAAAGATGTTATCCCACACATCCTCGCACACTTGCCATAACCGCTCCACCTCTTTACGCTGGTCTTTAAGAACGGCTATCTTGTTTTTCACAGGGGCTTCAAAAATAGAAATATCTTCGTATTCAAAATCTATCATGCAACATTTAATTCCTTCGCTGGCTTTTGTTGTGTAATGCGTGGAGGGTGCGTCACCCATAACTGATACCCTATTGCGTCACTAATGTGACTTAAATCAGCATCACTTGTTTTATCAATGCCACTATTGACGGTGCGTTTTACTTTCTCAAAATCGTTAATAAGCAACCCACATTTAGACAACACAAACATTTTTTTATTGCCTAAAGAGTCTAGCAAAATCCTATTAACATTTTCTGTTCTATCCCGAACGGCAGGATTGCTTTTAGTAGCTTTCAGGTGTACATCATAGCCATTACTACGCAACGTTTCAAGCATGACAATGTAATCCGTCTTGCCCGAGGTGTTTCTATTGCCAGTGCAATCACCATACAAATAAAGGCGCGCAAAATGCCTAGGGGGGTACTTGGCCATAAACTCCTTTAGGTTGTCAGGCGTGTTACCGATAGCAATTTCATCTACCACAATAACAGTCTTATCAGGCCGAATATAACTTATGGTTGAATGACACGCAGGGTTTACGTTAAAATCCCAAGCCCAGTGAAGGTCATGATGCTTTTTAGGGTAGTAATTTCCATCAATTACATGAACATCCCGACTAAACGCATAGTACACTAATCCTGTAGGGTTAATAAACTCGCCAAAAAACTCTTGCCTAAACTTGGTAGGCGTGAACGAGCTTCGCAAATCTTCAATAAATGCTTCTGTTGTTAGCTTGCCATCTAGCGATGAAAAATGAAAACTTTTCCACCGCACAGGGTCTTCTTTTTCTTTCATGTAGTTTTCGTAAAAATGGTCTTTACCATTAGGTGTTGACAAGTACAACACACGCCCAGCAGGGACAGGAGTCGCCAGCATGGGTAAAATCGCATTCTTAAAATCTTCAGGCTTTTCGCAAAAAGCAAACTCATCCACAATAAACAAACAGCAATACTTACCCCGAAAACTATTCCAGTTTTTAGAACCACCTAGGCGTATCATAGCACCGTTTTTTAGCTTAATCGTTAGCGTGGCAACGTTAGTCGCCTTAACCGAGCTTCCTAGGGCATCTAGTAGCCTATCCCACATAATCTCTTTGGCTTGCGTTTGTGTAGGAGCCGCATAGAAAACAATCGGCTTTAAAACATTGCCTACCGCATCGGTGTACTTTGTGGAGACTGCCCTAATAATTTCTGCAATGGCTAACAGTGTCTTCCCAAAACGCCGACCAGCATTAACGACCCTAAATTGCTTGTCGCAATGGTAGATTTGCCAATGAGGTTTTGCCATAGGCAGACTAACTGTAACCACTAGGTAACATCCTCCAAAGGCTCCAAAGGTTGAATAACCAACTGAAACGAGATATCTTCTTGTGTTGCTTCTGTTTGTTCCTTGGCAGGGGCGACAACCTCCAACGCCTTGGCTAGTTCCAAGACACACTTGGTTGCATCTTTCATAAAGCCAATAGCGTTAGTGTTTACTTTTTCATCCGCACCCACAGTAGGTTGCATGTACTCTTTTACATGCTTGCTTGCCTCTTGCATCACATCCATGGCATGGGATGCTATGGTTTTAATCGCTATAGAAAGCGTAGGGGCTACATCGTTTACTGTTGCCCTACGCAAGTCTTCACGATACAACGCTTGTTCTGCATTCCAAGTACCTATGTTGCTTTGCACTAGACGTAAAAACGCTTTATATTCGGTAGGTGTATTTTTAACAGTCAAACCTAATTCTTCACGAATATCCGCAATGGACATGTTTTTATAAATGTATTTGTAGGCAATATCCGCTTCGTCAAACTGTAGCCGAGCTGGAGGAGCCTTTGTTTTTTTTGCAGGAGGCATAAATTACCCCTTTTCTTTTTTGTAAAACCTGTTATACTTATAGTAGCACAAGTGTGTGCATTTGCCTAGTGTCTGATAATAACGCACTAGAGATAGCCTTTCTATAGAAAGAGAAAACCCTTATGTTCTTTGATAATGATGGATTTGAAGAAATTACACCTTCTTTTGAGCAAGAAGCGTCTGATAATAACACGTCTGATAACGATGTTGTTGAAACAGCCGAGCCACAAACTAACGCAGGAAATGAGCAGGCACGTCACAATAAAAAGTTTGCACAGAGACGTATTGATGACCGCAACCGCCGACTAACAGAGCAAGCCAGAGAGCAACAAATTCAAGCCTTACAAGCTAAAATTGACGCACTGGAAGCTAAAGTCGCAAGCCCAAAAGAAGAGGATTCTACGGATTTCCTTGAGAAGCTGGCCGAGTCTCCCGAAGCCGTGTTGAATGAGTTTTTAGAAAAAAAACTAGCTCAACCAGCTGATCCCGAACTCACGCAACATTACATTGATTCTCGTTTTATCGAGCCGATGTATGAACACGAAGCACTTAAACAGCATGTTGGCATCTTTGAAGCATTGCAAGAAATTGCTGAAAAGGATAGTGTTGTCGCCCCTATTGTTCAACAACTCGAAACCTTTTACAGTGCTACAGAGCAGGCATTTGCTGACCGCTTTAATGAATTGACTAAAAACGGTAAACATATTACCCCTTTAGTTGAAGCCCAGTTACAAAAGGAACTCAAAGAACTTATTGCCTATTCTGCAGAACAGCAAACTCAATTTTACTCAAATCCTTCTAACGCTTCTGTTATGCAGTACATTCAAGAAAAATATGTACAACCCACAGAAGCTTCTAAAACAGATCTTCCAAAGAACACAAGGCAATTAAGAGAGGATGCGATTGCACCAAGCAATGCTCCATTTAAAAGAATTAACACGTTTTACCGTTAACTAAAAAGAAAGGTGCGTCATGCCTAATAACACTGGACACGTCCGCAGTAGCGGATTGCAAGCTAACAACAGTGCTATCCATCAACAGGTGGTACAAGAAGTCTTAAAAGCCTTAGAAAACCAGCGGGGGGCAATGCAACTGGCTGGCCGTAAGTTTGAATCTAAATTTGGCGGAAAGCAAGGCGGTGACTCTGTAGTTGTAAACGTAGTAGGTACGCCTGTTATTAAGGACTACACTCGTGGCCAAAGTATTGTTTATGACCCCACAAACTCTGGCACAGTTAAGCTATACCTAACCCAATCGAAATATTCTGCCGTGCAGTTAGACGATTTGGACGATGTTGAGCTTTCTGTTAACTTACTGGCCGAATACCAAATGCGTATGGCGGAAGGTTTTGCTGATACAATGAACCGTTTTATTGTATCTGATATTTGTGCGTCTGCTATCGCTGTAGGTCACAACGTCAACATGGCACTTGATGAAAACAACATTATCAAAGGCTTAATTGACTTCAAGCAAACGTTTTCTAGCCGTCTAGCCTTGAAAGCAGGCGAAACCCTACGTATTGCTTTACCTCTCGAAGCCCAGTCGTTGCTTGAAGCACACATGTACAACAAGCAAACCCCTCAAATGGTTGATGACAATAAATTGTCTACACCTGTATCTGGGTACGCTCCTACCATTAAACTGTTTGAAAGCCTAGAAGTTACCTTTGATAGCACGTTAACCCAAAATGCCAATGGCTTATATCAATGCCCAGCGGCCGTAACAGGTGGTTATGAGTTCTTTGCTGCTATGGAGCCAAAGACAGAGAAAATCCGCTTACAAAGCACCTTTGCAGATGCAACCCGAGCTTTAGCACATTACGGCGGTGGCGTAGTGTATGACGCAAAACTTGGCTGTATTTCTGCTACGTTTTCCTAGTTAAGTAAGGAGGTTTATTTATGTTAGCGAGACATAAAACACCCAGTTTGGATTTAGATGAATTAACGTTAACCGCAAACGCTGATGAAGCATCAAGCAACCCAGGTAGCGAATGGGTAGAATCTGATGAAGCATTTAGCAAAGCAGTGAGTGCCAAACGCCAGCATGTTGCAAAAGCAAGTACAGAGTATGGGTATTTAGATTTGTGTAAACTGCTAAAACTGCCAGCCAAACGGTTTCAAATTTTTGAAGTAGCGGACAAGCAACGCCTTGTAGTGCTAGCAAAACAGTTTGAAACATGGGTTAGTGAAGCAAACATCAATTTAGAACACATGATACCTAGTGTTCTTTTTTGGCAACAGTTTGACTTTGCAAGCATTGCCCCAGCGAATTTTAACGTTGATGCCATCAATAAAAATCAAAACACTTTTAAAGAAATGCCTCTGTTTGAACCTAAAAATATCTTTTATTTTAAAGGTGGAGACCTTGGGCATTTACTCTTTGATGATGATGAAAAGAACTTAAACGTTGTTACAGGCAACGAGAAAAAGTTTCAATTTCATTTAGTTAAAACCAATTTACATCCTTATTTTATTAGATTTTTAGAAAGTCGCTAACTATGTCTTTTTTAACCATCCCAGTAGTTACGCCCGCTGTTACAGGTACTCTTTTTGGGGGCTTAGTACTTCTCAAAGACGGCATTATCACAATGCCTGCTAACACGGTACGTCAAATCCGTTCTTTACCTAAAGCTGTTGTTGGCATGAATGCTAACGGTCGGGCAAAGTCGTTACAATTAAGCACCACCGCCTCTAGCGTTTCGGGTACAAGCCCTACCGTTGTAGCCACGTTACAACGTAATGCTTTCCCTTTTAACCTCTCTAGTACCATCGGGGCGATTAACAACAGTGCTACCACGATTGTTGTGCCTAACACAGCAACTAACCCCACTGTAGGCGAATTGCTTTACTTGGTAGAATATGGCAACGCCAATGGCAGTAACAATGACGACCAAAGCGTTACTCGTGAAACCGTCCGTGTAACGGCGGTAGGAGCTAACGATAGCGGTGGAACAGGCTTTAAAAACCTAACCGTTGTGCGTGGTGTAGAGGGCACGACTGGTGTTGCCTTTACCGCTCAAGCCCTAGCGTTTTACTCAAACAACTGGGTAGATGTCCCTCATGGAACCACAGGCGGTTCATTTGTGTCTAGTGGTTCTGTTAGCTTGAGTAACGGTGTTGGTGTTGGCCTAACTACTATCGGCAGTGGCTACCCTGAAACTACAGGCATTGACGGCACATATTTCCGCATTAAGTACGTCATGGGTGGAACAAGCCCTAGTGCCGTATTTACTGGTAACATTGTGGTAGGTAACTAATGATGGCCGTCACCCTTAACGAACTGCTTATGGGTGTCGCTAGGGAGGGTGCATTACAAGCACCCTCCTCTTTTCCAAGCAATCCCAACCCCGAGCAAACACAAGCCTTAGCCAACATTAACGCCACGTTGACGCATTTAATCACGTCATATCGGCTATTTTTTATGATGACGAAAGCCACGTTCAATATCACCCAAGGGAAGCAACGGTACACCGAAGCTGAAATTAACTTACCGTGCTTTGAACTTGCAAGCGTAGCGTCTAATGCTTATTACCTACAAGGTACAGATAAACCACTAGGGTACATTGACTACACAACCCTAGACACCTGGGGAATTGATTTAGGCAGTGGAGAGCCAACACACTACACAATCGAAGGCAATCAGTTTGTGCTATCTCACACGCCTAATAAAGCCTATGTTTGTACTGTTCGCTATTATCAGCAATACATCGGCCAAAACACAAACAACACCAAACTTACTGAATTGACGCAAGCCACCGATACCATGGTGCTACCCGACCGCTGGAAGCGTTACGTTATCTTGCAAGCATCGGCCTTAACCTATCGCTCCATGAATGCTGGTGATGCAAAGTACGTTTCATTGCTACAGCTTGCCGATCAAGAGTTGAAAGGCTTGCTTTCCTTTATGCAACCTGCTGGCCGTGATACTGTAACGCAAATTGTACCGCACTATCAGGAGCGTGAACGCCACAGCAACTGGCCTTTTGGAACCATCTACCAATGACGCAAACGATTGATTTTAACCAACTTACAGGGGGCTTAAACATCCGTCAAGTGGATACCTTGATTAACACAGGGACAACCAACACGGAGTTTTCCTACCTAGAAAACCTCACTTCTTACCAATCAGGGGGGCTAACAAGCCACCAGGGGATTCTTAGCTTGCTTTCTACGGTATCAGACACTACGCCCGTTATTGCCATGGCGGAATATTCGTCTGAATCCGAAAACATGATTGTGTATCAAAAGGCTAGCGGAGCTATCCGTTTCATTTCAATTAACGGAGGAGCCGAGCCTACCCCAGTCGCCACAGGTATCACCGCCCCTTGCTTGTTTAAGCAATTCGCTAACGTTATCGTAGGCGTTAATGGGGTCAATGTACCCTTTACCTGCACCCCTACCACTTACGCATCAGTGACAACGCCCCACCCCGACTGGAGCAATGCCTCTATAGGCCAACCGAACCGCATTGCAATTCACAATAGCTTGCGTGTTGTTGTGACTGTTAAAAACAACATTTATATCAGTGCGTTAGGCAACCCCAATAACTGGACACATCCCAACGATGCGTTTAATTTATCAGGGGCATTTGGCGACTTTACCGATATTCGAGCCGTGCAAAACTACGGTGAAGTGACGGCCTTTCACAGTGCTAGCAACGGCGTGAAGCTCCTTACAGGGGACGAGCCTGATAACTATCAGATTACACCAATAGAAGCCCCTCAATCGTGTCAGGCACGCCTAGGAACAGCCAACGCAAACCGTGGTTCGTGGTATGTGTCTAGCCGTGGTATTTATGCGTTAAGCGTCAACGAGTTTGGTAAAATCCTATGGGAGCGTGACACGGAACTATCACGTAACATTCGCCCTATCTTTCAAAATATCTCAAACCCTTACGGCAACATCACCAACGTGTCTCAAGCCTTGCTCATCTCCAACCCAGCTAGAAACGAATTAGTCTTTGCTCCTCGCATGGACAACGAAACCACCTACCGAGGTCAATTTATTTTTAACTTTGATAACGCTACATGGGAATATAAAAAAACCGTACCGTTTTCAATGGCGTGTTACGCCCATGGCTCAATGTACATTACAGACGGACGCACCAGCAACCCAGCAAGTGGGCAAATCTACCGAGATGGAGCTACGTTTAGCCTTGAAGATGCAACCCCTTTCATTAAAAAAATGGCAACAGGCTATTTAGATTTTGGCGATAAATACGCTTTTAAAAAAATCAATCATCTGTTTTTTCGCTTTCAAGCAGGGACTTCTACTGATTTTACGCTAAACTTCTATGTGGATAACAATAGTGAGATTGTCGAAAGCCGTAACTTTACAGCCAATAGTCAAAATAGCACCTATGGCACAGCTATTTATGACACGACCATCTACTCCACGCAAAGTACGCTAGAGCATCGGTTTCCGTTGCAATTTCGTTTTAAAACACTTAAAGTAGAACTGGTGTGCAGTACGCCTATTACGGATTTTCGCTTACTCTCGCTTGGCTTTGAAGTCAGCAAAGGAGACAATAAATAATGGTTCAAAGTAAATGGGCATATAATACTCGCTCAACCAACATACTCACTAACCCACTGGGGCCTATTGGTTCCTTTTTTGCACGCCGTAAACGTAAAAAAGCAGCAGCGGCTAGGGCTAGAGCCGAAGCACAAAACCAAGTGTTAGGCATGGAAAATAACTATAATTTTGGTGCAGGCGTAGACGGTGAAGCCTTGGCCGATGCAGGCTTTGAAAACGGTGCGTTTCGTATCAATGCACGCCGAAGTGATAACGAAAAACGCATTTTAGAGCTAGCCAATCAAGGCTACCTCAGCAACTTAGAAGCCTTGAACGAGTTTGACCCAGCCACCGCAGGAGACCGTGCAGAACAGGCGTATAGAGACCAAGCAACCGAAGACTTCATGGGGCAATGGAACCCCATGGTGCAAAACTTCCAAAACCAAATAGGCAACCGTTTTGGCTCGTTTAATAACAGTAACTTTGCACAGCAATTTACTAAAATGAACCAAGATGTGCTAACCCCAGCCCTTGCACGCATCAGCCGTGATGCGATTCTCAACCGTGGGCAGGTAGTACAAAACGAGATGAACCCAATCTTGCAAGCCTTACAGACGTACAACGTGCCTATCACGCAAGATATGGCTAACGTAGCCCAACGCATCGCTATGGCAAGCCAAGGCCACGCCCAAGGCTTACAAACAATGCGTTCTAGCCCAGGGTATCAAGACGCTATGCGTCGAGCAGGATGGGCTACCCCAATCGAGCAACCGAAAGGTATCGACTGGGGGCAGGCACTTAGCAGTGCGGTAAATGCGTTTGCAGGAATGAAAAAATAAAGGAGTCACACACATGATTGCATGGGCGGCTATTCTACCAACATTAATCAAAGGGGCAAAAATTGCAGGAACCGCAGGTTCTGTTGCAGGAGCAATGAAGCAAAAAGGCGGAACCAACAACGAGCAAATGGTGCATAATGCCTATCCACAGTTACCAACGCTTGCAATGCCACAGACCCCAACTCAACCGCTTCATCAAGGGAACTACGAGATGCAACCTTTGATGCAACCAAGCAACACCATGCAACCGCTAGCCGTTACCCCTGAATACGACTGGAGCCAAGTGTTAGGGCAAAAGCTAGGCAAGGGCAAGCAATGGATGAAGCGACACCCTCTATTAACCGCAGGATTAACCGCTGGAGCGATGGGGTTAGCCACTCGTGGCAATCCTGATGCTATGTTGCTTGGTGGCCTTGCTGGCAATGCCTTAGCTAGACGCATTCCTACAATCGGAGGACAATAACATGGAACAAGGAACCGTAAACGCCTTAGCAAGCCTTGTAGGCTTGGTAGGCGGTAAAGTAGCAGAAGACTTTCAACAAGTACAACAAGCCAAACTACAGCGGATGCAAGGGCTAGGACAGCTTGCCTCGTTTCTCAAGCAAAACCCTGATTATGCGAAAGACCCGATGGTTGCTCAACAGCTTCAAAGTATTGCCAATCAGCCTCAAGCAACAACTGGCGAACTGTTTAAAAAAATGTTTTTCGGACAAACCCCTGAAATGGTGAACATGGATTTAGGCATGTTAAACCAACAAGTGGGGATGCTTGATAATGCACGCCTAGCCAACATTGCCAATACAACGTATGGTGTTAAAGGCTTTAGAGGACAAGACATTTCTAATCTTGAAGCCTTAAAGGCGTTAAGCACTCTAGGCGTACCCTCGCAAATGACACAAAATATTAAAGATGACACAGCACGCCAAATCTCTAATTGGGCAATTAAAAACGCCCCTGGCATTTACAAGCAAGGAATGGGAGCAGGGGGCAATAGTGGCAATGTTAGCTACATTGAAGACGCACCAATGGGTACAGACCCCAACTTGATTGAAAAACTCTACTCGCTTGGCTTTAGCGAATCACAGCAAACTAAACGTAGAGCTATGCAAGACGAAGCCGCAAAAGAACGTGCCCTCATAAATGAAGCAGGAGCCACCAAACGCACCCAAATGACGACCGCCACAAGCGAAAAAAATAACAAACGTAGCACAGGGGCTCAATTATCCATTGCAAAACAGAAGCTACAGCAAGAAGCAAAACAAGAGCTACAACGCCTCTCTGTAGCCGAAAAACGGGCAAAACTCCAAGCACTTAGCAATCTCATAAAACGAACAGATGCAGAAGAGGCACAGTTCCAAACGCTGTTAAATGATTCAGTGGTAAACCCTAGACCTATCCCTACCATCAACACTCCACCGCCTAAACCTACAGGAAGCATTCCCTCCAAGCAAAAACAATCGGTTTTAGGTGCCAAAACACAAGGGATGGATGCAAAGTTTTTTAGAGAGTTACAGAAAGGCTAGACCATGGCTCAAGAGTTCAATTTAGACCAAGTGGTACAAGGGGGAAAAGAACTCTTTCCAGACCCTTTACATCAACGCTACGCCACCACAAACTACGTTGAAAATCGTGTTAAAAAACTAGCTCAAACGTATGCACTTAAAGACATTTCCAAGTTTGTTAAGAACTATCAAGCTCAATCTCAATACAAATTACCTCCAACCAAAGCTCAAATTGCTGAATTTTATAAACAGCAAGAAGCCCTTTATTACAATTATGGGCGTACAGAATTAGCAAAGCGTGCAGAGCAAAAAGGGGTTCCACTTATCAGCCCTGAAACCTATCAACTCAACACGCAACCTAAAACGCAAAACCCTGTAGCAAACGCTTTATCCGCTTTAAAAACAGGGGTGCTAGGTGTAAACCCCACCGCCCAACAGCAACTAGGGGGCGATGCCACTGCTAACTTTTGGGCTGGAGCTTTAGGTAGTGCCTTACGAGGAGCAGGCGTTAGCTTCCCAGCAGGGGCGCTAGGACAACTTGTAGGGGGTCCAGGTGGAGCTATTACAGCAAGTAGCCTTGCAAGTGGGGGAGATTCTGCCTTTCAAAATATTCAAGCTCAAAAGCAAGCCGTATATCAAGGAAAACAACCGAATATCGACCCTAATTCTGCTATAGCTCAAGGCACGTTTGATGCCTTGCCATTTCAGCATTTGAAGCCGTTTAAAAATCTTTCTGTACCTCAAGAAATCCTTGCGGAAGGTGGACAGGAAGCATTAAGCCAAATTGCTGGTAACATCACCAACCGCTATAACGACAATGCCCTTGAAGGCACAGGAGAATCCTTTGCTGGAGGGGTTGGTGTAGGTGCAGGGATGGCTTTTGCAAAGGCACTTATGGGGCGTTTTGGCCGTAACATCCGCACACCCGAAAACTACACCCCTGAACAAGAAACGGCTATTCTAGGAACGGCCGTAGAGCAACTTGCACAACTAGGGGATTCGCCCGAATCGAATGCTATCTACAATGAGCTACGCCAACGGTACGGCGATGACATAGCCACCATGGCCGTAAATCAAGCCAGTAGCATGTATAATGCCACGCATGGGGGGCAACTACAGTTTCAAGAAGGGCAAGAGATGGGGAACGCCTTGGTTGACCCCAAGACACGCATTTATCAAGGGGGTGTTACAGCATTACAAGAAGCCCCGATTGAAACAGCCACGCCTACCTTACCACAGGGGCAAGCACCTAGCACGGCACTCAATGCGTTAGCTTCTATCCCTAACGCCATGGAAAGCATTGCAACCGCTTTGCAACCCACACAAGCGACTCTGCTTGAACCACAAAGTGTTACCGTACCACAAGGCAACCCTAGCACTTCTATTCCACCAGTCATTGGTGACGTGTCTCAACAGCAAACACAAGAAGTACCACAGCTACCCCAAACAGTCGACCCTCAACAGCAACTGATTCAACAGTTGCAAGCCTTGCCTATGGAGCAACAACAAGCGATACTCTCGCAGTTGTTGCAACTTTCGCAACAGCAAATACCCCAAAATCAACAAACCGCCGAATTGCCACAAATTGCCCCCACCTCTACACTACCCCCTCAACAAACAGAGGCATTACAGGGGCAACAAATAGCCCCGAATCCCGAGCCAAAAACGCCACCAGCACGCCTTAATGCTCCGCAAGTACAAAGACCCAAGGACGAAACAACGCAAGGCTTTAAAAGGGCGATACAACAAACGTTCGGCTTGAATGATGAACAAGCCGATGCAGTAGCACAGGTGTATGAAGCAACCAACCGCACTATGGCCGAGCGTAACGCTATCACGCCACAGGAACAAGCACAACGGTTTGAGTTCACCAAAGCCACGCCCGAGCAGTTGCAAGGGAAGGAGCTAAAGCAGGAGCAAGGAGAAAGCAATCAAATAAACACACCCGAGTTTAAAAAATGGTTTGGCAAATCTAAAATTACAGATGAAAACAAAAAACCTTTGGTTGTTTATCATGGGACTAACACTGATTTTAATGAATTTAAAAAACCTGAAATAAATAGAATGGCAGACCGTTCTATGATTGGATATTGGTTTACTGGCGACAAGAATGAAGCTAGTAAGTATGGGAGTACGCTTAAAGAAGTCTTTTTATCTATCAAAAAGCCAAAAAAAATAACAGAAAGAGAACTTGATGAGTTAGCAGTTTCTTTCCCTATGCAAAAAATTATTGAGCAATTTAAACAAAAAGGTTATGACGGACTAATTATTAAAGAAAAAAAAGCAGACCCTATAACGGAAACAAAATACCAAGCTCAACAATATGTAGTTTTTGAGCCTACACAAATCAAATCCGCCATAGGAAACAAAGGCACTTTTGACCCCAACAATCCCGATATTCGCTTTCAACAAGCCTTATCCGAGCCTCTAGGAGCGTTCCAGCAAAAAGACCAACAACTCATCATTTACGCCTTAACCAACCCGAACGTGTCTACACCGTTGCACGAGCTAGCCCACGCTTATGAATCGGTGCTAAACCCCATTGAGCGTAAAATCGTGTTGCAATACGCAGGCCAAAAGAAGTGGAACCGAGCCACCTCTGAAGCGTTTGCTGAAGGGTTTGAAGCCTACCTAGCCGAAGGCAACGCACCCACCAAGGGGTTAAAAGCCGTGTTTAAGAAGTTCAAAACGTGGCTAACTAACATCTACAAAGCTATTGAGGGTAGTCCACTGGAGCGTGAGCTATCCCCAGCCATGCGTGAAATCTATGATGTGATGCTTGGTGGAAAGCCTAAAGATAAAGCGAAAACGGCAAAAGTGTATGACAATGACGGTAACGCCTATGAAGTGCGTTACAAAGCCGTAGAGGCCAGCCAGTTAGTTACCTCGAACAATGACGACCTAACGCCGAACAAAGCCTACCCACAAGAGTTACAGCCTCGTGACCGTGAGCGTGCAACGTCTCGTGAGCAGATCAACGACATCGCCCAAGCATTGACTCCTGAAAAGCTAACAGACTCGAAAAGCATTACAGATGGAAGCCCCATTGTTGGCAAGGATAACGTTGTTGAAAGTGGCAACGGACGAACCCTTGCTATCCGACAAGCCTATAAGCTATTTAAAGACAAGGGTAAAGAATACAAAGCCTACCTTGAAGCCAACGCTAGCGAGTTTGGCCTTGACCCCGAAGTTATCAAGGGGATGAAACAGCCTGTCTTGGTACGTGAACGGTTAACAGACACCGACCGTGTAGCGTTTACCAAAAAAGCCAACGAGTCCACGATTGCCAGCCTTAGCATCTTAGAGCAGGCTAAAAACGATGCGGATAAAGTCTCTGTTGAAACCCTGAACTTGCTTCAACCCGATGAAAAAGGAAGGCTTAACGGCGAGTTTGTGCAAGCATTCACCCTTGAAGTTGTGCCTAACAACGAACACGCAACCATGGTTAATAAGAAATCCCAGCTTACCGCTACAGGCTTAAAACGCATTCAAAACGCCCTGTTGGTTAAAGCATTCCCGAACGCTAACAACCTAACAACGTTGCTAGACAATGCGGAAGAAGAAAGCGTCAACCTAGGGAAAGCGATGTTCGCAATAAGCCCAACCGTGGCCGAATACAAAGCCCAACAAGAAGCCAAGGTGTACAAAGACTTTGACATCTCAAGCGATATCGGTATGGCCGTAGAAAAGCTACTAGAACTTAAAGAAAAAGGCATTACGGTTAAGGATTACCGCCGTCAGTTATCGCTGTTAGGGGATGGTTTAAGCCCCGAAGCGAACAAGGTGCTTGACCTAATAGTGGAGTACGCCAACAAGCCAAAACAGTTAACCAACCTTTTAAAACACTACTACCAACTTGCCAAACAGGAAGGAAACCCTGAGCAAATGAGCATCTTACCCGACCGAAGCAAGCTAGAGCTTTTAGAAGATGCCGAAGTGTTCGCTTTAACCGACCAGTTGGCAGGCATGAGTAAAACTGATATACTCAAACTAAAAGAGAAATTATCAGACGCACAATTTCAACAAATAGAACGGATGGTAAACTGTGGCTAACATTGAATGTGTACAGCACCAAGCCCAGCAACTTAACACGCTTAGGGGGAAGATAGACCCAAACAACAAGCTAGGGCAGGAGTTAGCCATTCTTGCTAATGCGATTGACGCTGGAGAAATCACCCCCGAGTTACTGGAGGCCGAACGTATCGGCTTTTTACGACCACGGCAGAACACCACCGAGATTGTGCTAGCTAACTCCTCTGAAACACTGCAAAACATGATGACAGGGGCAATGAACCCCACTGAAATCATTGACCTCTACAACAGCCTACCCGATGCTATGAAAGCCAACCACACGCAACAGATGCAACTGATAGGAGCTATGCACGCCTTAGCCCACGCAGGCAATCAAGAAGCTTTTGCACAGGGGCTAGAAGCCTTTGTGAAGACAGGCACGCAAGCAGGCCGAGCCTTGCAAGTGATGAGTACGTTGTATCGCCAGTTGCCCGAGTACATGCTTATCAAAGCCCAGCGTGACATCAACAGCTTTAACGAGACAAATAAAGCCGTAGAAGACGCCCTAGACGGCCTTAACCCTGATACCCTAGCCACCATTGCTAAAGATGCCAACGAAGAGGCCACCGCCACGGTGGAAGACAATATCACCGCCGATAGTGACCCCCTCATGTTTTTCATGCTAGCCCAAGCTCAGCATGACGTTCTCGACTTGGCTAAAGCCATGGGTAAGGACGTGCAACTTGGCAAAGAGGCCACGGCGTTGCGTGCGAAGCAAAAGCTCCTCAACCTCAACAAGGCACAAGGGCTGATAAAGCAAGTGCAGGCATTAACCGCAACGAAGAAAGAGCAAGAAGCCAAACTCAACCGCTTGCAACAGCAGTTAGCCAGTGCTGAAAGCAAAGGCAAGGAGAACGCCGAAAAGCTACGCCAGCAAGTGCAGGAAGCCCAGCAAGCGTTAAAAGACACACAAGGGGTAGTAGCAGGGCTTGAGCAACAAATCACGCTTCTAAAAGGCAATGAAGCCAAGGTTGAAGATTTGCAAGCCAAGCTAAAATCGGCACAAAACAAGATAAACACCCTCTCTCAAAACATGCAAGCCAGCGACAAGGCCAAAAAACTACAGGACGCTTTAAACGCTATTGCTAGCGACTTACCCGAGGTGGAGAAACAAAACGTCAACCTCCAGCTTGAAATTACCGATCTGAAAGAAAAACTAATCAAGCAAGGAGAGCAACTGAAAAAAGCCAAGGAGGGTAACTGGGCTAACAAAGCCACGTTGCAAAAGAAAGTAGCCCAGCTTGAAGCCGACCTAAAGGCCAAGCAGGACACACTAGAGGCCACGTTGCAAGCCCTAGGTGGGGATAAAGAGATAGCAAGCCTTACAGAAGCCTATAACAAGAGCTTACAGCGTGTACAGGAGCTAGAAGCCGAGCTTGCCAGCTATGACCCCCGAGAGATGCTACGGCAGGAGCTTTACGCAAAGAACGATGCAGTACGTATTGCGAAAACAATTGACCGCCATTTGCAACTAGGAAATGATGAAACCGCCTATAAATTATTATCAGACATGCCACAAGCCAAGCGTGATGAGGTAACCAAACTGCTATTATGCTAAACCATGAATGCGACATCACAAAACTATTGGCTCAAAGAAAAGCCATTGCGATAGCAAAAGACCCTATAACCGATGTAGATGACCTTGTGAATGATACTACACTGCTTTACGGCACACCCAAGGCTAAAAAGAGCGGTAAAAAAAAAGACGCTTCACCCTCCAAGCCACGCAAGCCAAAAGGGACACGAGAGCTTGAACTTGAAAGCGAGTTAGACAAAGCCAAAGGGCAAGCCAAGCAAAACAGAGACAAGCTTATTAAAACCACGCAAGAGAAGCTACAATCCCTTGCAGAGCGTGAGACCAAAGCAAAGCAACCCAAGCCCCCTAGCGTGGCTTCTATTGTGGCTAAAACGATTGCTACCCACCACGACAAAAGCCCAGAGAAAATTAACGCCGAGGTGCATAAAGCCTTAGGGACGGTGCCAAGCAAAGAGATTGATAGTTACCTTGACCGTCAGATTGACCTATACCGTGCAAGACGTGCGGATATGTTCAAACGGTTAGCCGACAACAGCAAGAAAAAACGCCTTGAAAACAAAGGCAAAAAGCTAGAGGCGATTGAAGCTAAAGCTAGTCGTGATGCTGAAAAAGAAGCCGAAAGAATTAGCCGTGAGTTTGAGCAAGACCTAACTAAAGCACAGCGTGACGCCGACAGAGCGAAAACCAAAGCTGAAATCGAAGCCTACAAAGCTGATGAAGCAACAAAGAAAACCGAGCGTGATGCGTTCCGTGCCAAATGGAAGGAAGAGCAAGCCAAATACAACGCCGAACAACGAAAAGCCAAAAGTGACGCTAGGAAATCCTACGTTGATTTGTGGCGTGACTTAACCAATAATGACCCCGAGTGGCAAAACGCAAATATCAAAAACCGATTGCTTGAAAACATCTTAAAAAAGGATGCCGACCCCAAGGCTATCAAGCGTGACTTCACGGCGATAACAGGACTTGCTTACTTAGGCCATGGCGATATCAAAGCCTACCTAGAGCAAATCGAGAAAGCCAAGGAGATTAAAGACCCCTACGAAAAGACGGTTGCGTTACGATTGATTGATCGCCAGCTACAGCATGAAGTACCTAACACCGTAGCACGTTGGTTCAAATCGGCAATACGCATCAACCTCCTAACAAGCCCATCAGGGGGCTTGAAAGACTCGATAGGCACAGAGCTAGAAGGCCAGCTATTAAGTGGAGCCATGCCCCAACTACCCAACGTTAAGCTATTCAAACGCTTCTACAATGAAGCCTTACAAGGCATTAACACCATGGGGGCAGACGTGACCACAGGCGACTACGGTACAAGTCCAGCGGATGCCTTACGCTTGCCTCCCGAGTTCCGAAAAGTGCTAGGCGATAAGCTAGCTAATAAAGCCGACAAGGTGCTTGAGAAGTACGCAACGGTGCAGGATGCCTTGCGTAACAGTGTAGCGAAAATGGTGTATCAACAGCATTATGACTATTTGATAAAGCGATACGGAGCCACCGCAAAGACAGACCTTGAACAGCAAACGTTGCGTGACTATGCACAATCGGCAGGAGCGAACGCCACCTACAGCCCAGTAGGAAAGCTAAGCAAGAGCAACACGTTTGGCTATCACATGGCAGGGATTGAGGCCACTATCACAGAGAAGCTAAGTGGCCTCAATCAATACCTGGACAAAACGGCCAACAACAAAGCCAATGGTGAAATCACACGTATGCTAGCTAGCGTTGCTGATGTAGGCTTAACCGCATTTATGCCATTTGCAGGCTTCATGGTGCGTTTAGGGGTGCGTAGCGTGAACATGACCGTTGCTCCTTATGTGATGGTAGGGAAGCTAGCCCAGCTAGCGACCCGAGCCTATCAAGCCCGAGATATTCGGATGTTGAATGTTTTAAACACCCGAGCTTTTATGACCGTTGAAGAATCCATACAAACGGACGCTATTATGATGCGTGGTATCGTGTCTAGCGTGGGTGTAGCAGGGTTAGCGGTACTCATTGACCTAGGGGTGTTGATGGTTCCCGACCCCGATGGAGACGATGACGACCGCCTCGAAAAGCAAGTAGGGATGTACGGTGTGCAATTCAACTGGAGCCAGCTTGTTCGCTTGGCAATGGGAGCACCGCCTAAAACACAAGAGAACGATTTAGTACTTGGCATGAGTGCGTTCCCTATGACCTCCTACATGGCCTACAACGCTAATGCCTTGCGTAAGGGTGTGAAGCTATGGGATGACCCCGATAAAAGCCGTGTCGTGGCGAACACCGTGGCTAAAGGGCTAACAGCCTTGTTCCTTGACACCCCAGCGAACCAAACGATGAAAAAGCTATTTGACACACGCAACGAAGAAGGCGAGAAAGACATCGGCAAGGGTTCGCAGAATGCCTTAACCAACCTTGGCTTAACATTGATACCGTTGATTGTACGCAGGCCAGTAGAAGTGGCACTCAACCCCAAGACAAAAAAACCCGACAAGCCGAAAGCGACACTACCTCAAGTCGTAGATGTGGAATCAGGGGATGTAGCCCCGATGGAAGTAAAGCACGAACGAGAGCGTGCCATTGAAGCCGAAATGGGCATGGTGTCGTACTTGCTAGCCAACGTACTAAACAGCACACTTAACCCAATGACCGCCGAGAAGCTAAGTCATGCAAAAGCCATGGTAGCCGACATGGAACGCCGTAACCCCAACAAAGAAAGCCGTGAGTTTCTTGGCTCCGAAGGGTACGAAAATAAGCTAAAGGCCAAACCGTTCAAATACGACCCCGAGCTTGACACCGCCATCACTCAAAACCAGTTCAGGAAGCTACAAGCCGTAAAACGACTGGAGCGAACGCAGAAACCCCAAGAACGCCCCTAAACTTTCAACTAGGTATAAAGACACCCCCCGAAGCAGTGACACGCCTAGGGGGTTTGTGTGTTGGCTCCAAACAAGCGTTTATTCCTATATGCGTGAGTGAGAAGGACAAAGAGAGACAGCCTCTCTATTACCCTTAAAAATCTAATCAATTGCAACGTCCGTTCACTCGGTGGCATCGGTATCCCCTTTTGCAAACTCAATCCGTGCTTTGGCAATCTCAACATAGTCAGGGTTTAGCTCCACGCCGATAAACTGCATCCCCTCGTACATGCACGCCTTGCCAGTGCTACCGCTCCCCATAAAGGGGTCTAGCACAACACCACCTTTAGGTGTAACCAAACGGACTAAATGACGCATGAGGGCTGTGTTTTTAACCGTTGGATGAGGGTTCATGCCTTCCAGCCCCTCATCTTTATCACGCTTGCTTGCTTTAGCACAATAGAAGAACCGTTGCGTATCATTTGGAAACAACGCCTCCACTTCCTCACTACCGTCTAGGATGACGTTGGCGGGATAGCGTCCTTGTGTGTGTCGCCGTGGCTCGTATCCTTCACCTTTGTATTCGGAAAAGCATACTGCACCTTTAGTATTTTTTTTACACCCACGACCACCTACAACATCTGTACTTTCAACCTTACAACCGTCTATATTCAAGCCCCCCACACCGTGCTTTAGCACGTTCTCAACCACCGTGCCAGTTAACGGCTTGCGTGCCATGAGGATTGGTTCATAGGCTGGCTTGAGGTTGGTGTTCCACCCTTCCCATTGCTTGGCTTCGGGGGTGGAATACTCATAAATAGCACCTATTTTTTCCTGAAAGGCTTGGGAGTTTATGGCTTTTTCACTTGGATTGATTGCATAAAATTGCTTAAAGTTGTTTTTTGCTCTGCGTCTCGCAAAGTCTTCACGTTCTCCTACAATTATAGGCTCTTTTCCAAAATGCTTTTCTATACCCTTGGCTATATTCTGCCCCTTGGGGAATCCTGAACCATACAAAAACAAGCAACTATCTCTTAATTCAAACCCAGCTAGGCGAATAGCAATCCCCATTAAGTCCTGCGTTCTCGCCCCTGCAAAGCAAAGCATGTGTCCCCCTGGCTTCAACACACGCAAACATTCTTTGAATAACATCGGGCTTGGCACAAACGAATCCCACTCTTTACCCATGAATCCGCCTTTGCCGTGGGTGTATTCTTCACCAGCTAGCCAAGCTGTTAAGGCGTTGACAATATCGCCTTGGCTGTGTTGGCTTAACCCATAGGGGGGGTCGGTTACAATCGCATCCACGCTGTTATCAGGTAGTGTTTTAAGCACCTCTAAGCTGTTGCCGTTAATCAGTTGATAGCTCGTCATCTAGTTCCCCCTTATCCTTTCAAAGCAAAATAGCACACCATGCGTCAGCAAAGTGTGTGCGTTCTATTGAGTGTTATTTTTGAACCACAAAGTAACTAGTAGCTCAAAAAACCTTAAATATTAACCATAAAATAGCTACATCTGTAATAGCTTTTAGTGAATATAATATCCCTACTACGTTCCACGCCACCGTTTGTTTACGCTACCCTTGCGGTCGCTTCAAACGGCGTATGCGTTCGGTACGTCTCATTATAGCATATCTTCTACAGGTGTTGTCAAGGAATAAAACATTAAGATTGCTTATCATCTATTTGTATGAAGTTTTGTAACGTTTGTTGTAATTTAGTTGCATTCTTTGTTGTATTGTTGTATTATTACATCATGAAGTTAAGCAAACGAGACAGACGACAGACGGCGCAGTTACCGCTCAGCAGTTCCCTCTTGATTGATGCTTCTAACTGGTTCATTGACAATCAAGCGTTTCACCTCCACCACGACACGGTGTAGCGGGTTTGCAGGCCTTAACGCATTATTCAGCTAGCTAGCAATGGTTGGTTGATTCGGTGGGTGTGACCGTATCACACCAGTTTGTTTATTTATTTAATTTAGGAGATTTAATTATGAATAAAATAAAAACTCGGCTAAAAAACTTCACCGACAGGGTTGTTTGCGGTGAACGTGTCCCTGTAGCCTATTCTAATTCCACTTGCATGATGTACAAGGGTAGACGTATTGACGTGAAAGGCTATTTCAAGCCTCGTGAGGAGGTAATTCACGACACTGAGAACGATTATTGGCATTGGGATTAACCCCCGTTGTGCCTGCTCCAAGTGGGTAGGCACACCCGCTAGGTGCGTGCGTAACGCATCAGTTTTTAATTGGTTGATTGATAGGAGATGTTTAAATGATAGCTTTAAAGTTTCATTGGGGTCGCACACGTGGTCAAGGTTTTGCTACAGCCACATTAAGCGATGGTCAAAAGTTAGGCGTACAAATAAGCAATGGTGAGAAAGGCTATGTAGCCATTTTAACTTTTGTGGGTAAGCACAAATCGGTGTCCCACCCACAAATGAACGGTACAAAGTTGCTGGTTGCCTCCAAGCGGGGTGAGTTAATTGCTCGCATCGAGCGGGCTTTTAACTAATTGTTTGTTGTGCCTGCTAGCGATGGTAGGCACACCCGCTAGGTGCCAGCGTATGGCATCAGTTAAAAGAGAAAGAAAAAGACCATGTATCAACTAGACCCCACTGTGTCTCTTTTTGCCGATTGGTTTATCGGCATTGTTACACTGTTAATTGCCCCTGTGTTGTGGTTTGAATGCCTCAACTTTTGGAAGCAGTTAAAAGCCCTACCTATTCAATTTAAAGAAAGCGAGGATGATTATGTTTGATAAAAGCCCCACTATGATGCAGAAACTCTTACGCCCCGAAGATGGGCAACAGATTAACACACCTGAAGAGGTTGAGAAGTACAAAGCGTGCCTCGTGTTCCATACATGGAATCCTAACTATGCAGTTGATGAGAGGAATCTTTGTATATCGGAACTCGACATGGAAAAATCTCGATTCCTACCGTGGACTTTCAAAAGTGTCAACCCCGACTTTGCCCACCTCTTTATAACTGAAGCCGAGCTAGCACAGGCGAAAACCTTCAACCCTATCACAAGCAAGCTAGAAGCCCTACAGGAGCTTTCTAACAAGCTTCATTCACTTAGTGGATGGGAAGCCTTTAAAGGCAATGCAGAAGCCTTTGCACAAGCCGTTGAGTACCTTATCGATGACCTTAACGAAACGCTTGAGCTAGCAAACGACCTAGTCAATCAAGCCGAGCTTAACATTGACGAGCTAGGCCAGCATGAGCCAACGTACCTTGAAGAAGGTGAAGTTGAGTACATTAGAGCAATCAGAAGTTCAAAAGCGTGACAATCACGCTTTTCTGCAAGGTATCGATTACGCAATTTCCATTTTAGAAAGAGAAGCCTAAATGCCTATTACAGTTGAACAAATCGAGCAAGCCTTTGGCTATCCTTTGTTTACAAATGCCCAGTATGAGTTTATGACCGAAACAGTGCGTCATCAAGTGTTGCGACCATGGTATCACGCCACAAAGACCGATGATACAAAGAAGCAAATATGGGATGCTATTGACCCCTTTGGCGACAAGGTATTTTATCATGCTTGCTTGTTTTATTTCACGTCGGAAGACGTGCAAAAAGCCCTAGAAGATGGCGTTTGGCTTGAGCCTAGGGGAGATGCACCCAAAGCCTACGGTGAAGAAGCCCTTGCTATCTTGGCCGAGCGTGTCAAAGAAGAGATACTTGGCACTTATCGCACTCGAGTTAAAAGTAAGCGAATGACCCTTGAAGACACCGACACCTTGCTTAAAGTCCTCCGTGTCGCCGACAAGGCAGACCGTGATATGTGTGATGCCTTTGGCTTGCCTTATGTTGATAGAGGCTTAGGGGCGTTGTCTATTATTGTTTATGAACAGATTGAGTTCCTACAAACGTTAGAAAGTGAGAAAGCGTAATGACTACCGCACAACAGCTCAACGAGCGTCACTACAGACAAATGGGGGAGATGGAAGCCCAGTTGTTTTTTAAACGATTGGACACCGCTAAACAAGTGCCAAAAAACTATTGGTTAGATGCCTTAATGAAGGCTCATTTCGAAATGGGAGCAATGGCCGACCCAAACCACTACCGCCCTAAAGCCTTCCGTGATGCCTTCATTGAAAAAGGGCAGTTACTATTGAAAAAATACGGAGCGAATTAAATGCCTTTCGTTTTTAACCCCAAGCCCCTAAAAGCGTGGCTTCAAAAGCAACGCTATGGCTCACAAAAACAACTAGCCAAGGCGATAGGGGTGTCCTTGACTACGATGCAGTACTGGCTGAAAGGCCAAAGAAACCCTAGTTACAGTAGACGGCTCAAGCTTGCCCGAGCAATCGGTGTAGCCCCTGATGCCTTGTTGATGGAAGTGAAGGAAGGAAAAGACAATGACTAACGACCAACTGTTGGAAGCGATGGGAGACGTGAAAGAAGTCCCCAGCATCGAGAACATCGAGCCAAAAGAAATGCACATCGTGGAGCTATTACAAGCCCTGCAAACGGTGCATGACCGAAAAGCTCAAATTGCTCATGAGATTAAGCTATGGGAAGCCGAGAAAAAAGACACGGATGCAACAGCCAAAGCCTTAGAAGCCGAGGTACTGGAGCGTATGCTAGCCGAAGGGGCAAGCAACTACAGCCACAACGACCATGTGTATGTTGTTTCTGAAAGCAATAAGGCCGTCATTGACACCGATAAAGCCTATGCTTTAGTAGCCGAGCATGGAAGCCTTGCCGAGTTTGTCAAGTTTACCCAAAAAGGGCTACAAGACGTGCTAGGTAAAGCGTTAGCAAGTCATTGCATTGAAGTTACAACCACCCCTACCTTGAAAGTGAGTCTGAAATCATGAGCATTTATGCCAAGTTACTAAAAGCCCAGCGTGAGTTCCCGCCTGTGGTTAAAAACGCCGTCAACCCACACCTGCGTAACAAATACGCTGATTTAGGTGCGGTGCTTGATTGTGTGATTCCTACGTTGAATGCCAACGGGCTAGCGTTGGTTGTTTCTATTCACCAAGAGCCGTTAAGTGTGCATGTAAGTGTGCATGATGAAGAAGGAGGCGTTATCGACTTTGGAGCCGTGCCAGTGATTAATGGAAAAGGGACTGCTCAAGATATGGGAAGCGGTTTAACATACGCTCGCCGTTATGCTATCGCCACGGCGTTCAATCTGTTCGCCGATGATGATGACGATGGGAACGGTGCTTCTACACTTCCTAAAAACCCTAAAGCGAAACAGGTAGAAGCCCCACCACTACCACCGCCAGCACCGCCACCACCGCAAGAAACACACAAAAAGGTCGTGATGGCATGGGTGAACGCTAAACTAAAAGAAGGCATCTCTAAAGACCAGCTAAAAGCCCACCTAGGCAGTTTAGAGGGTTTAGACGAGCAAGGGTTTAAAGCCCTGTTGCCACGGCTACAAATGCCTTTAGCGGTTGCTAAAACCGCCAGGGAGCAATTAAAAGCCTTACCCCCCGAGTTACAAGCGTATGCGTTACCTTGCCCGATTGACGATGCAAGCGATAGCGAATGTGAAACAGCGTTACTGATGCTGAAAGGAGCAGGAAAAATACAATGAGTTTAACGATTGTGCTAGATGCCGAACCGATTAAAACGGTTCGCCAAGTAAATCAAAAGTATGTTGCTAGTTTTTGCGTGGGAAGTACGAAAAACAAAGCGACTGGAAAATACGAAGGGGGTTTATGGCTTCAAATGTGGTTTGACGAGCCTGTAAATGCCTGGGATAAAGTGACAGTGTCGGAAGGATACCTAAAGGCCACCGAGTACAACGGAAAGCCTCAAGTAACGCTATACCCCACCCAGCAGGCGACTGTACACATTGAACGCAAAGCCTCCACCCACGAGCCACAAAGCGTTGCACATGACGCTGGAGAGTGGTACGGAGGAGATGAAGCTATCCCTTTTTAGTTAAAAGTAAGTTAAAAGTTAGTTAAACTTATTAGTTAAACTTAAACGCCGTATCCCAACAGGGTTACGGCTTTTGAGTAAAAGGAAAGTTAAAAGGAAAGTTGAAAGATGAAAAAGTCGTCAGATGAGAACTTGAGCATTTTAGCCACTGTAGTAGCTTTTGTTTTAGCGTTAGTAGTGCTTTTGATAAACATCATTTGGTGGTTATTTTGGGTAGCTGCAGCAATTTATGTAATCGGTTTATTGATTTATGCTTTTGGCGGTCATACGTTTTTGCCAGCTAGCTTAATTTGGTTTTAACCAGAAAGGCCACGCCATGATGCAAAAACTTTTACGCCCTGAAAACGGTTACGTGATTAGAACACCTGAAGAAGTCAAAAAGTTTGTGGCGTTTTTGATGTTTCACATAGGGAGCAGTGATTGCGTGGTTGAAAGAAATTACTGTTCCCTGCATAGGGACGACATACTTAATTACCGTCACTTACCCTACACCATCAAAAATATCAACCCCGACTATGCCGACCTCTTCATCACCGAGGCCGAGCTAGCACAGGCTGAAGCAGAACATGTTAGCGACACGAATATCGCCGACATTGAACAGCGTGTTGCAGACCTTGAAGCTAAAATCAAACTTTTTAGTCTCATGTTTAACGCTCAAGGCTTAGTTGATTAAAAGCCGTTTTAAGCCCCTTGTTTTTACCCTTGGTGTATAAGTTATGCCGAGGGTACTTTTAAACCCCTTGTCGTGGCGTACAACCGCCGATGCCTTAATGTTTGCTTGGAGGAGTCAAATGGAGATTTACAATCTAACAGGGTGTCACGTGTACCTGCTAAATCAGAAAAATGAGTTGGTCATGAGTTGCTCGATGGTACAACCGTTTAAAGGCAACTTAGAGAATCACGGTAAAATGAAGCGTCTCAAAGCCTTTTTAGCCACGTTACCAGCGTATACCCGAGTGATTATCGCCCAAGAGCATATGGAGCAGTTAAGCGAGGTCACAAAGCACCTGAAGGTGTGGAGCATTCCTGAAAGTAGCAAAGTTCAATTATGGAATCAAAGCTTTATTTATCGTGTGAAAATGAAAGGGCAATTGAAATGAAAAAGTTTTTAGCTTCTTTTTTAACAACGTTTTTTGGGGGAACGTTTTTTGTCTATTTGCTATTTTTTGTTGCTGGCGTGCGTGACTGGATAGTTTATCTTGCTTTATTGCCAATCCTCCTAAGTGTATCTTTATTCATGGAAATTGTCGCTACACTTTACCAATGGTTTCTTTTTTCGTTAGATAAATGGGGGAACTAAACAATGTTGTTTTACACAAAGTTAGGTGAGGTTTTATCCCTTGCCTTAGAGTACATCGCCTACACCACGTGCCTGGTGTTGTTTGTTGTCTTGCCGTGCGTTTTGATTGTTCACCTGATCGCTTATGGAGTGTGGAAATGGATATGTGGATAGCCCTTGTTTACAGAGTTTGGCTGACTTCGATAGCACTCCTGCTATTGTGGGGCATTTTGTGCATAATCGGTATTACAAAACCCCAGCTGATTTTGGGTATCTTCAACACGATTTACCTTGCTGTTATATGTTGGCGACATTTGTGTCGCTAACATAACCCCCTAGGCATTATGCACACGTTTTCATTATGAACACTTTATTCTAAAAATGTTGTGCATAATGTAACCCTTGCCAGTAAAGGGTTTGAAGCCATTATGAACAAATGAACAAATGCACAAGCCTCTATAGGGTATATTTTTATTCTGCACAGGATTTATTTTTCCTAGGAAAGTTTTTAATTATGCACAAGTTTCTTATTTCTTATATATAAATAAATATATAATATTTTTTATTTATTAGAAAAACTTGTGCATTTGTGCATAATGCCTCAAAGCCTTATGTAGCGTGGGTTGCATTATGCACAAACTTATGCACAACCTATTGTGCATAATTAAATCTTGTGCATAATAGGGGTAAAAAATAGATAAAATAGGAGGGTTGAAATTACAAAAAACCATGGTTATAATTGTTTGTACTGAACCCCAGCGTACCTAGAAAGTACGGAAAAGAAGTTTGATGCTTCTTAAAAACTGGGTAGTAGGTAGCCCTAGGAGTAAAACCCATGGGTATATATCCGTGTCCGTAAGGCTAGGGGGGTCGCTGGGTAAAACCTTCTTTTCCAACTTTTCTACTGCCTGCTATCTAGTTTTTAGAAAGTTTTTTATGCACACTGGGTTAGAGAGAATCGTAGACTTGATTGAACAAATCAGTCCACGAGACGACAGAAACATGATTCGGGCTTATGTGTTAGCCCAGTTATTTAGCTTGGTGGGGGCAACGCAAGCCACGTTTTCGCCCGTGGACTCCTCTGCGTCAAGCATCCCTTTGTCGATGGTGTTTATGACCGTGGCTCCACAAGGGGGCGGTAAAAGTCGTGTGACGCACGGTGTGAACGCCGTGTTTAAGCGTGCGAGAAACGCCTATTACAAGCTCATTGAGCAGAAGGTATTGGTGTACAACCAAAATGTGGAAGGAATCGCTAGGGCAACTTACGGCGAGGCAAGCGAAAAGGCTATCCAGCGGATTGAAGCCTACAAAAAAGAGCATTGCCTCAAGCCGTTTGCGTTGGAGTTTACCCAGCTAGGTACATCTCAAGGTATCGCCCACTCGATTGACACAATGAGACGTTTGGGTGTTGGTGGCTACACACATATCATCGATGAATGTGCGGATGAAATTGTTTCAAAAAATCAAGAGAAACAAGATTTTATCAGTACCTTGCTTGATTTTTCGGGCGGTAAAAAGAGCATTAGTAGACCCTTAAAGGGCGAGTTTTTTCAGCTCAACGCCGAGGGCATTGCGTTTAACCTCCACTTCATGGGTAACAAAGAAGCCTTGCTTGAAAGCGAAAAAACGTTTAAACAATTTAGGGCATTTTTGAGAAAAGGGTTTGCACGCAGAACCCTTTTTACTTACATCCCCAAGCGTAAAATTGTTGAGCGTCATGTGTTTGATATGATACCCGAGTTAGAAAAGACCGAAAAAGCTTCTGCCTATTTTGAGAACGTTTTTACTAGGTTTGCAACCAGTGAGGGGAAGCAATTTATTTTTGACGTTGAGGCTATTCGTTTGTTTCGGGATTATGCGTATCATAATCAATTTGAAAGCGATAACAAAGATGCAGATAACGAGCGAAACGACCATGTGTTTAAGGCTCAAAAGCTAGCGTGCATCTTAGCGTTTATTGACGGCGTTTTTTACGTTTCAAAAGCTCATGCTGAAAGTGCCATGGCCTACGTTCAAGAATCAGCCAAGCATTACGCAGAGTTGATTGCGAGCGTTGAAGATGAAGCGTTGGAAGAATCTAGCTCATACGAGACACAGATTCTACACCTACTCAAGCAAAGCAAGACACCATACCGTGTGCGTGACTTGAAACTTGATTTACGACCACGCAACAAAGTCCCCAAAGGCGATGCTTGGAATGCCTTGCTATTTGAAGCTATGCAAATGGCGGAAGAAGATGGTTTTTACCTCGTCCACGAAGAAGGAGACAACACCAAAGGCAGACGTGGCTATGTGTGTTACTTAAAGCCGATGGATGCTACTCCTGAAGCCGTGGTGACGTACTCTGTAAAGCCCCCTGATGACCCCGAACGCCCAAAGCATTGCAACGCTAGAGGGTATGAAGTCGTCACTAGCACGCTTGAAGAGCTAACGTTGTACTCATCATCGTGTCATGTATCGCCCGCTATTTTTAAAGACGGCCACCGCAAAACCGAGAACGTGGAGTACATGGGTAACCTAGCATTTTTTGATGTGGATAACGATAAAGCAACGCCTGAAACTATGTTCACCGTGTCGGATGCGAAAAGCCGTTTAAGTGGATACCAGGGGGTTATTATCAACACCTCCTCTTCTACCGAGGCACACCCTAAGTTTCGCATCGTTGTTGTGTTGGATAAGCCAGTTAAAAACGTGTCATCAGAGGCGTATAAGCGGATTCTAACCAACATTGCTAAGCACTTAGGCATTGATGCCGTTGTGGATAAGGCTTGCATTGAGAAGGCACGCTATTACGCTCAACAGAACGGTGAGGCAGGCCAAGGTATCACTTACGCAAACCTTTACGGCCATGCGTTGGAGTGGGAGCGTTTCATGGATGATACAGCCACTGTAGCCCGTCCTGTGGTGTTCACCAAAGCCGATGTGTCTATTGGCCTCGATGAGCAAAGAAGACGGTGTGTTAAGGCGATAAACACGTTCTGCCAAGTTGCTTATCACGATGGCAACCGAAACAACACGTTGTTTCGTTGCGTCCGTTGGCTAAGAGACAAAGGCTTTATCGAAAGTGAAGCAGAGCAAATCATGCGTCAGGTGACGAGTTCTAGCCCACTGGATGAGCGAGAGTTTGCGTTAACCTTTAGAAGTGCCTGGAAGTAAGCAAAGGAGAAACCGCTATGAAAGACCCTACACTAGATAGGGTGTTGCTTGTTGTTCAAAGCATGCAAGAACACATCAAAGACCTAGAGAAAAAGCTGGAAGAACAACAACAATTCAGCAAGCAACACAGAAGCGACCTAGTAAAGCTTCAACAGAAAGTCAACGAGCTGGAGCGAAAAGCAAACACAAAGCCAACGCCAGTGAGTAGGGTTTAATTATATCGATTTCGATAGGTTTAGAAAGTAGGTAAGTATTTTTAAGGCTCATGTTAAAAAATGTTTAAGCAACACTAGAGTGCTTGTGCAATGTCCTGAATTGCACGAAGAACTAGAAGTGTTAATGCAACGTTTACAAGAATATCCTGAAAAACTTACACCTTTTTGCGTGAATCGTTATTTGCAGTGGCAAGAAACAAATGACAAATTAACATTGATGTATTTGATGTTAGAAAGTAGGTAAATTATGTTAACTCCTTTAGATGTTTATTTAGTCATGCAGGCGGATACATTTAAGTCTACGAGTGCATTTACAGGTTTTTTGTGGTTTATAGCCGCTCCGATGCTATTTATGGTGTTTCCTTTCTTGATGGAACGTGGTAAGAAGTATCTAATTATCACATCATGCTGTTCTTTTTTGCTTAGTATTTTCTTTTTCACTTTGTCCATTTTTATCCCCAGCTCACAAACGCTAGGTGCGATGTACCTTGTGCCTCAAGTTGTCAACAGCAAGCAGGCACAAAAGCTAGACGCCCTCTCGTTGAAGGTGCTTGACCTAGTCGAGCATGTAACCGATAAAGCCGATGAAGCCTTGAAGGAAGGAAAGTAATTATGCACGAAATTGTGATTTTAACAGTATCAGCAAGTATTACGTTTTTGATTGTCGCCTTGCTTCTTTTAGGGCTTGCCTCAAAACAGCCCTTTTTTATAACTGTTTCTTGCTTGTCTCTTATTTACGTTATTTTTTATGGCATTTTTAGTTTGGTGTCACCTGTTTTGATGGAGCATCTTTCTAAAAAGAAGGGAGCCACGATTCAACAAGCGGTAAAGTGGATGAAGCAAGGCAAGAAGGTTGTCATGCTTGATACAGGCAAGCGTGAACCGTGGACGGTGGACTCCGAAATATCGCTAGAAGAAGCGGCCACAAGCCAGTGGGGCATCTATACAGGTGACTTTTCGCACTGGTGGCACAAGTTCCATGATGTGAACGATAAAGATATTAAAACAAAGGATTAGACCCGATGCACTTTGAATTATTAATTGAAGGTTTGCCCCCTGGGTTGAATCATGCCACAAAAAGCATGTACAACAAAAAACTAAAAAGAGTTGTGCATTACAAAGCCGAAGAGCTAAAAGAGTGGCAACGAATTGTAGAAAAGGCGTGTAAAAGCCAGCATTGGCCGTTTGCACCTAAGCAACCGTTGCGTGTCGAGCTTGTTTTCTTTTTCCCAAAGGTTTTAACCAAACAGGGAGAGTTAAGCATGAACGCAGGGGATACAGACGGTTTTTTAAAGCATTCTTTAGATGCAGTTTTTCGTGTCTATAGCTACACGGCCAAAGATGCACAAATTGTAACGTTTGAGGAGCCTCGTAAAATCCCCTCTGATGAGCTAAAAGGTACGTTGATTCGCATCACAGGTTTAGACCTCGTGACGTGGCGAGAAACCGCCTTAAAAGAAGGAAGAGAGCTAGAAGCTAGATTGCGAGAGAAACTGAAAGACGGTAACCGAACTGCACATATGCAGTTCGGTATTGATGCTAGTTAGAAAGGGTCAAAATGAAACGTATTATTATTTCACACTGCGACTGGATAACACCTGAAGAAGCATTACAAATTGCCAGCAGAGTGCCTCCTCTTAAAAGCCGAAACGCTATTGTTTTGGTAGAAGGAGGATGTATCCCTGAAGGGTTTAAGGTAGTGCTACACCAAAGCAGGACGCCAGCTGGTGCGTTGAAAATACACATGTATCAAAAATCAAAGTAAAAGAGGTGAAAAAAATGTGGATTACAGACAAAAACGGATATAGGTACTTGTGTGACCCAAGCACTATCACCAACGTTACAGCCATAAAAAAGACATGGCGAGGTGACTTTGTTTTTGAAGTCACATGGAAGGAAGTGGCGTGGCACGTACGCACACAAAAGCTCGTCTTTGCTAATGCAGAGGAATATAATGCGGAGCTTCTGCGAGATGAGATTATAGAAGCAATTAACAAAGCAAAACAGACAAAAAGCTAAACACCTAAGACGATAAGCGAACGGAGGAGATTGAGACACTCCTCCTTTTTTTTGTTTTCTTTTGTGATTCTTTGTGTTATAATGTAAATCTTCTTTGATAATTGATTTAGTTTTTTGTGAAAGGGAAGTTTATGCCTTGTTTTGATTTTGAATTTAAAGGTACGCAACTTGTTGATGTTGCAGTAGACTACCAGGCAACTATCAGCATTGAGGCAGACACAAAAAAGGAAGCCCAAGAAAAATTAAAGCTACTCAAAGATTCTTGCGGTTATATTAGTGCAGAGAGGCTAAAGAAATCGGACTCAATTCTAAATGTATCATGGAGCCAAGAATATTTAGAGCCTACAGGACGAATGTATCAGTTAGAACATGATGCGATAGAGGACGAGTGGTATCTTCCGCAAAAAGATTTGATAAGTGCAGATTGAAAAGCACATTGAGGAAAGTCGGAAAAAGATAGAAGAAGAAGCTAAAAATGGCTAAAAAAGAAACGATGGAAGTAGTGCATGTGCGACTGCCTGTAAGCCAAATCAACGCCCTTGATGCTATCGCTAAAGCCGAGATGGGTTCACGAGGCCAAGAGATTCGCAAGGCAGTGCGTAAACACATCAAACAGCACCAAGAGGTACACAAAGACCGCCCAAAGGAGGATAGCGATGACTAAACACAGACCAGCCCCTAGGTGGGTGGAGTTTGATTTTTTAGGGTTTCAAGTAGAAACCCAGCACCCTGAACGGTATCGGTTGAAACTCGATGCTAACTTGATTTATTCGTGGAAAGTGACTCGTGCAGTTTACCTTGAAAATGAACCTGATACGTCTATATGTGTCGTGTTCATGGGTGAGAATGCAGTAGAGTTAGGTGCGGTCATGGTTGACATGATTGACTATGGCGAACACCTAGCCCCTACCATTAACGATATGATTTACGAAGCACGGCATCCGTGGCTAGACTTAAAAGACGCAAAAAAAAAGAAAGTATTTAATTTAAACTCATTGTCAGAGATGTTACTGCGTGCAGAAGACTCGTGTATTTTTGCATGTCGTTATTTTGCCAT